GGTGCAGCACCAGCACACGGGCCTGCAGCCCTCCCTCACGATCGTGATGGCGCCGGCGGACGAGCCGGGAATCGTGATTGACGCCGAGCCCGTGAAGCAGGCTCTCCCTGCCGCGGAGCAGATCATATGAGCGCTGCCGCGGCCGGGCAGACCATCGCGCTGCAGGCGAAGCAGGCGATAGCGTTTTCGACCGTGGCGACGGAGCTCCTCTATGGGGGGGCGGCGGGTGGGGGGAAGTCTTACTACCTGCGCACTTCCGCGATCAGGTGGTGCGTCGAGGTGCCGGGCGTGCAGGTGTACCTCTTTCGGAGGACGCTGCCCGACCTACGCGACAACCACCTCAGAGGGCCGACGTCGTTCCACGTCATGCTCGAGCCGTACATCGCGACGGGGCACGTGAAATACCGGGCGGTGGAGAACGAGTTCGAGTTCTGGAACGGCTCGGTGCTGCACCTCTGCTACTGCGACAGCGAAAACGACGTCGAGAAGTACCGCGGCGCCGAGATCCACGTCCTGCTGATGGACGAGCTTACGCACTTCACGGAGTACCAGTACCGGTTCCTGCGCTCGCGCGTTCGCGTTGCGGGCCTCGACGTTCCGGCGAAGTACAGACCGCGTCTGCCGCGCATCGAATGTGGCTCGAACCCTGGCTCGGTCGGCCACGCATGGGTAAAGCGCACGTTCATCGCGCCGAAGCCAGCGCTTGAGGTGTGGCGCACGCCCCCGGAAGAGGGGGGGATGCTGCGGCAGTTCATCCCAGCGAGGCTCGCAGACAACCCGCACCTCACGAAAGATGACCCAGCGTACGCCGACCGGTTGCGCGGCCTCGGGTCGGACAACCTCGTGCGCGCAATGCTCGACGGCGACTGGGACATCGTCGCCGGCCAGGCGTTCGAGAAGCTTCGCCGCGAGGTGCATGCGATCGAGCCGTTCACGCCGCCGGACGACTGGCTCTGCTTCGGGTCATTCGACTGGGGATCGAGCAAGCCGTTTTCGTTCGGGCTATGGACGGTGTCGAACGGCGTAGCCCTGCCCGATGGGCGCCTGTACCGCCGCGGCGCGATGATCCGCTACAACGAGCTCTACGGCTGGAACGGAAAGCCGAACGAGGGCCTGCGCAAGGAGCCAGAGGACATCGCGGACATGATGCGTGGGCGCATCCAGGGACGTCGCCTCGCGTATATCGCGGCAGATCCGTCCATGTGGAAGGTGGACGGCGGCCCGTCGATCGCCGAGCGGTTCCTCGGAAAGGGCATCGTGCTGCGCAGGGCGGACAACTCGCGCCTCGTTGGCTACGTCGAAGTGCGCCAGCGCATCGCCGGCGACGAGGACGGGCCGATGCTCTACGTCACGAAGAACTGCCACGACGGATTCTGGCGAACGATGCCTGACCTCGTGATGGACAAGAACCACCCGGAGGACGTCGACACCGACAACGAGGACCACGTCTACGACGAGGTCCGCTACGCCTGCATGTCCCGCCCATGGATGCAGGCTCCGAGCCGCAAAAAACCGCCGGTCGACCGTTGGATGAAGCGATTCGATGAGGAGGAAGCACTGTCCGAGAGCTGGAAAACGGCTTAGGAGCGCGTAAATGCCCAAGAAAAAGAACGAAACGAAAAAACCCACGCAACAAGTCGACGTCAATACGTCGAACACCGAGCAAGTCGACGTCGAGCACGGCCGACTGATCGCCTGGGTGAACGAGGCGGACACAGAAACGCTCGAGTCGCGAGAACTGGCTGAAAAATGCCGCGACTACTACGACTCTAAGCAGCTTACCGACGAGGAAATATCGACGCTGAAGAAGCGAAAGCAGGCTCCGGTCGTCATAAACCGGATCAAGCCGAAGCTTGACTCGCTGATGGGGATGGAGAAGGCGGCGAAAACGACCGCAAAAGCGTTCCCGCGCACCCCGAAGCACGAAAAAGCTGCGGAAGCGGCATCAGAGGCCATCCGTTACGTGCTGCAGGACAACTCGTTCGCCCAGATTCGCTCGTCCGTCTGGGAAAACATGGGTATCGAGGGCACGGGCGGCTGCGAAATCATCGTGAAGCCGAAAGGCAAGGGCTTCCGGATCACGATGAACCACATCATGTGGGACAGGATCATCTACGACCCGCATTCGCGACGGCGCGACTTCTCGGATGCGCGCTATCTCGGTCAGGTCGTGTGGCGCGACTACGACGAGGCCCTCGCCGACTACCCGGATGCGAAAGACGTCCTCGAGACGATGATCGAGGGCTCGCAGACGTACGACGACAAACCGCGGTGGATGGACGGAAGCCGCCGGCGGGTGAAGATCGTTGAGTTGTACTACCTCAAGGGCGGCGAGTGGTACTACGCCTGCTTCACGCGCGGCGGGTACATCAAGGCGCCGATGAAGTCGCCGTACAAGAACGAGGAAGGCGAAACCGAGCATCCGTACGAGTTCCAGTCGGCTTTCGTCGATCGCGAGGGTGGCCGGTACGGTGCGGTGCGCCAGCTTCTCGACGTGCAGGACGAGATCAACAAGCGGCGAAGCAAGGCGCTGCACCTCATGAGCGTGCGCCAGGTTCGTTGGGAGCGCGGAGCGGTCGAGGACATCAACAAGGCACGTCAGGAACTCGCGAAGCCTGACGGAGTCATCGAAACCACGCCAGGCATGGAGTTCGAGGTTCTCAAGACGGGCGACATGGCAGCGGCACAGTTCAATCTCCTGACGGAAGCGAAGATGGAGATAGACAACGTCGGCATGAACGCCGCGACGCAGGGCAAGGACAAGACCGTGCAGTCGGGCATCGCGTTGCGCGAGCGCCAGGTGGCTGGGCAGACTGAGATTGGCCCGATGTTCGACGGGCTAAAACACTGGCAGTACCGCGTTTTTCGCAAGGTCTACAACCGCATCCGTCAGTACTGGAAGGACGAGATGTGGATCCGCGTCACCGACGACGAGCAGTCGCTCCGCTGGGTCGGCCTCAATCGCCCGGTGACGCGCGGCGAGCAGATGCTTCGCGAGGCTCATGCCAGAGGAGTACCGGAGCAGGAATTGCGCGCGCTCGCGCAGCAGCTTGAAGCCGACCCGATGTCGAAGCAGGTCGTCGAGACAGAAAACGACATGGCAAGCCTCGACGTCGACATCATCGTTAGCGAGGTGCCGGACGTGCTCACAGCACAGATCGAGGACTTCCAGGTGCTCGGCGAGATGGTGAAGTCCGGATTCCAGATGCCGCCGCTTGCCGTGATCGAGGCTTCACCGCTCTCGAACAAGGACAAGATCATCAAGATGATGAAGGAGCAGCCGCAACTGCCGCCAGAGCACATGAAGCAGATGCAGGCGATGCAGGAGCAGATGAAGGCGCTTGCGGAGGAGAACCAGAAACTCAAATCCGACCAGCAGACCGAGCAGGCGAAGGTCGCCGCGAAGGCGCAGGCGACCCAGGCCGAGATGCAGATCAGGGCGCAAGTGCAGGCCGAGGAACTGCGGCTCGAGCGCGAGCGAGCGATGGCCGAGATGCAACTCGAGCGCGAAAAGGCCGAGGCGAAGATTGCGCTCGAGCGGGCCGTCGCCGCGGCGGAACTGGAAATTGAGCGCGAGCGCTTGGCGCTCGAAAAAGAACGTGCGGCGCATCAAGCCGCCATGGCCGAGAAACAGGCTGCCGCCAAGGAAGCGCAGCCGGCCGCCGCCGGGTAAATCGGGCGAAGGCGACGCCGGCCTAACGGGCGAGGAGAAAAATAACAATGAGCACCAGCTTGAGCGACATTCTGTCAGACGCACCCGCCGCGGCCCCGGCCGTGGAACCATCCCACTCTGCGCCGGCGCCGGAAGCGCCCAAGGAGCCGGCGCCACCGACAGAGCCGGCGAAGGCTGCAGCACCAGCCGAACCAGCTCGCGGAGCAGACGGGAAGTTCGTCGCGAAGCAGCCCGAAGCCCCCGCAGAACCGAAGGCGCCGGAAAAGCAGCCGGAACCGCCGAAGCAACCGGAAATGACCGAGAAGGAGCGCGCACTACTCCGTGCAGCAGAGGACGAGCGGCGCAAGCGTCAGGCGCTCGAGCAGGAACTCGCCAGACTGCGCCCGCAGACGCCGGCCGGAGAGCCGGAGAAGCCCAAGCAGTTCTGGGACGACCCCGACGGCGCCCTCAAGGCCCACGAGCAGCGCATCGCGCAGCGCGAGGTGCAGCTCGTCCTGAATACGACCGAGCGGATCGCGCGGTCGAAGTACACGGACTTCGACGACCAAGTCGCCGAGTTCGCGGAGCTCGTGAAGGCCACTCCGGGGCTCGCGCAGCAGTGGCTCTCCTCGGCGGATCCTGCCGAGTTCGCCTACCGCACCGGCAAAAATCACAAGATGCTGAAGGAAGCCGGGAACATCGACGCGCTCAAGGAAAAGATCGCCAAGGAAACAGAGGCGCGGGTGCGCGCGCAAGTCGAGGCCGAGTTCAAGGCGAAGCAGGATGCGCTGGAGAAGGAGCGGGCTGCCCTGCCGCCGAGCCTTTCGGACGTACGCGGAGCACCCGCTCAACCAGCGAAGCCGGTCTGGTCCGGCCCAACGCCTCTCGACGCCATCCTTAGCAAGTAACTGCGCCGCTAATGATGATGGCAAAGATGCAGATCGCCATCCTGGGGGGCGGTAACTGCTACGCGCTGAACTTGGCAAGGCATGCGCTTGCGTTGGGCCACGACGTAATCGGCATTGGTCGCAGTGCCCTCAAGGGTGACGCCTTTACCCTGGGCGCGGAGCAAATGGGATATCGCTACCACGTATTCGCGGTAGGCCCAGACACCGAGTTCATCCTCGAGTTGCTAGAAGCGGAGAAAGTAGATGTGGTGGTCAACTTCGCCGCGCAAGGAGAGGGTCAGGCATCCTTCAAACCGTCTAACTGGAAGCATTTTTTCCGCACAAACACGCAATCTTTAGTCGAGCTTACGGAAAGGCTGCTGAACATTGATCGGCTAAAAGCTTTCGTCCAGGTGGGGACTTCTGAGCTATACGGGTCAGTTGATGCTCCCGTGAGCGAGGATGCACCGGTCAGGCCCTCTAGCCCGTACGCGGCTAGCAAAGCAGCCTTTGACATGCATCTGCTCTCTATCTCAAGGGTGTGTCAGTTCCCTGCTGTGATCGTCAGGCCATCCAATGCTTACTGCCCTGGGCAGCAACTGCACCGAATCATCCCCAAAGCGTTCATATCGGCATTCACCGGCCAAAAGCTGCCACTGCATGGAGGTGGGTTCGCACGAAAGTCCTACCTTCACGCCGACGATCTCTCGCGGGCGATCCTGCTAGTGGCGGAAAAGGGGAGGTTTGGTGACGTTTACAACTGCGGCCCTGACGAGCCAGTGAGCATCAAGCGATTAATAGAGATGGTTGCGCAATGCGTAGGGGTCAATCCGTCCGACTTGTACACGATCGCCGATGAGCGCACTGGGCAGGACGGGTGCTACTGGCTTGACTCTTCAAAACTAAAGGCTCTGGGATGGCAGCAGCAGATTCCTCTCCTGGGGGGGATTGCAATGATGAAGCATTGGATAGAAAGCCATCCGGAGTTATGGACCATGGACAACAACTACAAGGTCAGAGCATGAGCCCAGAAAACGTGACGATCGTTGGCATTAACGGCGGCATCGGATACGAGCTCGCATCTCGCTTCATCAGAGACGGTTGCCGGGTGCAAGGGACGTACCGAAACAATAAACCGGACTCGTATCTCATCGCAGAACTCTCGCCATGGCCGAACTGCGCATCGCCTGGGTTCTACCGATGCGACCTTACGAACCAGGCGCACTTGCAGGACGCCGCCAAGCATCTCGAGCCTTGGGATCTGATCGTGATCGCGAGCGGCACGATGCTGCCTGTAGCCGAATGGCAGAACGCCGACCCATTCAGATGGGATGAGGCCGTGAGGGTAAACGCCTTGGGGCCGTTGCGGCTTCTGCGTTATCTCATGCCGCTACGCAGAAAAGGCGCTTCGGTTTGCTTCCTCGCGGGGCCGAATCTGTCTAAGCCGACACCGATGTTTTCTGCGTATCGGGCTGGTAAGGCCCTGCTGGCCGATGCCGTGAAGTGGCTGTCCTACGAAACGGACCTGAACGCCTTCATGCTCGCGCCTGGGATAGTAGACACGGCAATCCACGAGCAGTCATCGGACATCCGCGGTGTTTATCGAGGCGAAGTGAAAACCACTCCGCATGAGGACATCTACGACTGTTTGCGTTGGTGTCTGACGCAACCCAGAGAGCAAATAAGCGGCAGAACCGTTCATGTCGTAAATGACCCGTGGCGCGCTGGGCATCTGAGGGCCGCATGAAAGTGTCTGACCTCATAGCTCAATGGCTGGCAGAGAAGGGGATCCGCCATGTATTCACCGTGAGCGGCGGCGCCGATCTGCACATCATCCATTCCATCTGGGCGAGGGACGACATAGAAATCGTTTGCCCGCAGAACGAGCAGTCAGCGTCATTCATGGCTGATTGTTACGCGCGTCTGAACGGATTGGGTTGTGCTCTTGCTACCAGCGGGCCAGGAGCAACCAACCTTATTACGGGGATTGCGGCTAGCTACTACGACAGCGTCCCAGTGCTTTATATAACGGGCAACCAAACCAGGGAGCGCATGAAGAACCACGGGACTAGGCAGTACGGTTTTCAGGCTATGCCGTTTGTTGAACTGGTGAAGCCGATAACCAAATACGCCGCGACTATCGTTGACGTGGATTGCGTGGCAAACGATCTCAACAAAGCCCTTTCTATTGCGAATAGCGGCCGTAAGGGGCCTGTAGTCATAGACATTCCAGATGATGTTCAGCGCGCGAGCATCTAAGCCCCTCATCATCTATGGCGCCGGCGTACAGGGGTGCCGGGACAGGGCCGTTGCGTTTGCCGAGGAATGCAATGTCCCTGTCTGCCTGACGTGGGGCGCTGCAGACCTTTTGCCGTGGGATCACCCTCTCAGGGTTGGCACGTTCGGCACGCACGGGAATAAATACGCAAACCTTGCTATTCATCACGCAGATTTCATTTTGTGCGTGGGCTCAAGGCTGGACACAAAGGCGACAGCCTTCCCTGTCTCTGCGTTCGCTCCAAACGCAGACATTGTGATGGTGGACATTGACCAAGCGGAAATAGACAAGTTTCGCATCCTGGGCCGCGAGGTATCTGCGGTGGTAGCGGGCGCTTCTGAGTGGCTGACCCGCTTCCCAGCGAAGCGCGTGGAGTGCGCGTCTTGGCTGGAGCAAATAGCGCAATGGAAAAAAAACTATCCGGCCGTGCCAGAAGGCGACGAGATAAACCCTTATTCGGTGGTTCACGCCTTGTCGGATTACGTGTCCAAGGATGACGTTGTCGTCTCTGACACCGGCTGTGCTCTCGCATGGATGATGCAGGCGTACAGGTTCAAGGGGGAGAGATTCATCCATGCGTTTAACCAGACCCCGATGGGCTACGGCCTGCCAGCGGCGATCGGAGCGGCGTTCGCCACTGGCAAGAGAGTTATCTGCGTTTCCGGAGATGGGGGACTGTCGGTAAATATTACCGAGATGGCGACCGCGGCGAGGCACAAGCTGCCGTTGAAAGTCGTGCTGTTCAACAACAAGGGACACGCAATGTGCCGTCAAACACAAAGAATGTGGCTCGGTGGGGAGTACCCATCCACATCCTATGAAGGCGGGTTGGCGTGTCCGGACTTCGTTTCCATTGCCAGCGCATATGAATGGAGTGCAGTTCGGCATGTTGAGTGCAGGTATCCGAACCTTCGTTGGCCTGCGCAGTTAAGGTCATTGATGGAGTGCGACGGCCCTGGTTTGCTTGAACTCACCATCGACGGAGGGTGGGGCGTTGAGGGCCAGGTGAAGTTCGGGGATCCGCTTGTAAAGGATCAAGCGTGAACCGCTGGGAGTTGGATATCCCCTTCACCAGTTTTGGCGCCGTCACGTCCGACGACCTGTTCGCGGAGAAGGAACAAGAACTCTTTAGGTTTTACGCCGAGGCCGGGAAGGTTGGGCGCTATCGGAAGGTCTTGGACATCGGCGCCAATATTGGCGTCCATACCATTCTCATGGCGCGTCAAGGATGGCACGTCAGCGCTATTGAGCCTGACCCTGACCACTACAACCTGTGCGTCGGTAATGTATCCAGGAACCTCGGCGGGCTCAGAAATGTGGTAGTCACGCTAGCTGCTGTTTCGGACCACGCAGGCCGGGAAACCTTCGTCCGCGTGAAAGGGAACACTACCGGATCGCATCTGAAGGGCGACAAACAGCCCTATGGCGATCTGGAGGAGTTCACCGTACAGGTCGTGGACTGCCGGAAGCTGTTCTACAAGTACGACTTCGCGAAGATCGATTGCGAAGGGCACGAGGCCAGGCTCCTATGTACGGTGCCGAACTCGCTTAAAACCGAGTTCATGGTGGAAGTCGGTTCGTTCGCAAATGCCGATGCGATTTTCAACCACTTCCGCATGATGTCTACGTATCGAATGTGGACGCAGCAGAGTTCGTGGTGCGAAGTGGCGGATCTTTCCGACATGCCAATGCACCATAGCCATGGGGCTCTTTTCATAGGGAAAAATCCGCCGTTTGACATGAATTTTTCAGAAGCGTAAAAGCCGCACGCAATGGTGCCGCCTACCTTGAAGGGCGAGAAGGAGACGCAGGAGAAGTAACGCCGCCGTTGTGCCGTGCCGCCGACGTTATGGGCGCTTATTCCGCCGCCGGGTCTACGGGCGAATGAAGCGAAGAAAACCCATAACTCATTCGGAGACTGGCAGTGGCACAAACCTATGCCGCGTCAGGTCTAACCCCGCAGCAGTGGGATGACGAATTTTTCCGCGACTACGTTCGCGCCAGCCGCTTCAAGCGGTACATGGGCACGGACGAGGCGTCGATCATCCAACTCAAGGAAGATCTGACCAAGAAGAAAGGCGACTCCGTCACGTTCGCGCTCGTTAACGAGCTCACGGGCAACGGCGTCACCGGTAACACCACCCTAAAGGGCAACGAGGAGCGCCTCGGCTCGCGCTCGCATCGCGTCAGCGTCGACGTCCTGCGTCACGCCGTCGCGGTCGATGACTGGGACGAGCAAAAGTCGGCGATCGACCTTCGCAACGCTGCGCGCACGCAACTACGCGAGTGGGCGATGAAGAAGCTGCGCGACGGCATCACGTCGGCGCTCGGCCAGATCGACGGCGTTGCCTATGCGAGCTCGACGGCTGCCCAGCGCAACACCTGGACGGCCAACAACCAGGACCGCGTTCTGTTCGGCGTTGCGACGGCGAACTACAACGCGACTTTCGCCACCGCCATCGGCGGCATTTCGGCCGGCGAGCAGCTTTCGCCGAGCGTGCTGTCGCTGATGAAGCGCATGGCGGGGTCGGCGAGCCCGAAGATCAAGCCGGTCATGGTGAAGGAGACGGACCAGGAATGGTACGTCGCCTTCGTCGGCCCGCGCGCCTGGCGCGACCTCACCGAGGACAACCCGACCACGAACCCGCTCACGCTCGCGAACCGCGATGCGCGCGTCCGCGGCGTGGACAACCCGCTGTTCACGGGCGACTCCCTCGTGTGGGACGGCATCATCATCCGGGAAATCCCGGAAATCGCGGCCCTGACGGACCTTTCCGGTTCGGCCGGCGCCGCGATCGAGCCTGTGTACCTCTGCGGGGCGCAAGCCATCGGCCTCGCGTGGGCGCAGCGTACCAAGAGCACCACGGATACCGACGACTACGAGTTCCTGCATGGCGTGGGCGTCCAGGAGATCCGCGGCATCGAGAAGCTGCGCTTCGGCACTGCGGCAGGTGCGGACACGACCACGCCCAAGGATCACGGGATCGTGACGGCGTTCGTGGCTGCGGCGGCGGATTAAGGGGGCTGACATGGCAACCAAGACCTCTCCGAAAGTAGCCGCAGGCGTCCAGCCGAAGTCGTTGTCTGTCGGCCTCGTGGCCGTCACGGCGACGTACTCGGCGAACACCTCGTCGCTGTCGTCTGGGGACGTGATCCAGATGGTGAAAGTGCCGAAGGGCGGAACGCCGATCTACGTCGGCGTCGCTGGCGGCATGGGCAAGGTGCGTATCGACGTTGGCGACGGTGGGGACGACGACCGCTATCTGGCGGACAAGTCGGCCTCGGCCGCGATGGGCCTGGCGCCCATCAACACGGCGTATGTGCCGTACACGTACTCGGTGGACGACACGATCGACATCACGGTTTCCGTGGTGTCCGTGTCTACCGCCGGCGGCGTGTTCCACATGATCGCCATTTTCGCGATGGACACCTGAGAAAGGGGACAGGGGCGGGCCGAGAGGCCCGCCCCTTCTCGCATGCACGACGGAAAAGACCTGTTCGAGCAGGCAACGCAGCACCAGATTCAAGGCAACTACGAGAAAGCGGAGGAGCTGTACGACATGCTTCTCACGCAAAACCACGACAACGCCGGACTTCTCGCCACTGTGGGCACGATGTACCTGCAGTGGCGAAAGCCTGGCTTGGCAATGCCGTACCTGCATCAAGCGATCGAAAAGGGGCGGCTGCATCAATCGGACGTTCTGTGCAATCTCGGCCTCGCTTACAAGTACTCAGGACAGCCGAAGAAGGCGCTCGAGTGGCTGAAGAAGGCAAGCGAGGTCGCGAACCCCAGCGCCGAGGCCCTCGCCAACTACGGCGGCATGTTTGTCGAGGCCGACGAAGCGCAGACGGCTCTCAAGGCGCTCGACAAGGCGCTGAAGATCAACCCTGAGCTCGCGCTCGCGCACTGGAACCGCAGCCTCGTACTCCTCGCCGAGGGGGATTGGGAGCAGGGCTGGAGCGAATACGAGTGGGGATTCAAGGCCGGCATGCGCGTCGACCGCGCTATCGGCGGTGTGCCCGTATGGGACGGCACGCCTGGTAAGCGGGTAATCGTCTACGGCGAGCAGGGCATCGGCGACGAGATCATGTTCGCGTCGATGTTGCCGGACATGCTGAAGGAGAACGAGGTCATCCTCGAGTGCCACAAGCGGCTCAAGACCTTGTTCCAGAAATCCTTCGATGTGACGTGCTACGGCACGCGCGAGGACGAGATGCCGACGTGGCCTGCAACCGAAACTGCGGACGCGCGTATCTCAATCGGATCGCTCGGTAAGTTCTACAGGCCCAAGACTGAAGATTGCCCCGGAAATCCGTACCTAACGGCCGAGCCGGTTGCGCGCGGCAACAAATTCCGCGTCGGAATCTCCTGGACAGGCGGCAAGAAAGCCGGCCGCATCCAGAAACGCACCGTCCCTCTTGCGTGGTGGAAATCCATCCTCGCGAACGACTGCGAGTTCGTATCCCTGCAGTACACAGACTGCGCAGAGGAAATCGAGGCAGTCGAGCGCGCCGAAGGCATCACGATCGCGCAGCCCTCGGAGATCAAGGCCGAGGACTACTACGAGACGGCGAGGATCGTCGCATCGTGCGACCTCGTCATCTCGGTATGCACGTCGGTTATTCACCTCGCGGGGGCGCTGGGCGTGCCCTGCTGGGTTCTGACGCCGAACGCGCCGGCGTGGCGCTACCAGAACCGCGGGCGCATGCCGTGGTATCGGAGCGTGCGGCTCTATCGCCAGCCAGACTCGCGCACGGACGCATGGCTCCCCGTGGTGGAGCGCGTCGGACTGGATCTTAGCGACCTCCTCGCCGAGAAGCAGAGGAAAGCAGCATGAGCCCGATGCCGTTCCGCTATCTGGACATGGTCGCGAAACTCGCGCAGAGACTTGGCACGCGCGACGTCCTGTATTTCGACCCGTCGGCCGCGGCGATGGCCGCGGACCTAGTCGTGTCGGTATGCCCCCCGAAGCACGCCGAGGTTCTGGACGGCATCGCAAAGCTGATGAATCGGATGGCGATGATCTTCGTCCATGGCTCTGTCGAGTGGTGGATCAAGGAGATTTCCGCGCGCTTCAACATCGTTTACGCCGATCCGGGCTGGGAATACCCGGTGTTCTTCGTGGAACACAAGCACGCGATCCCGTGCGACTTCCCGCAGCATGAGACGGCGCTGTACGACCTAGCCAACCGCCCGGCGACGTTCGACGTGTTCACCTGGCTCGCAGTCGCCAAGACCTTCGGCGCAAAGCACGTCCGATTTGTGACTGGCGGATGGAAGAAAAAGAACTACACCGAGGAACAGGCCCAGCGGCGATTCGACAGCATCGTAAAGCCGGCGGTCGAGCTCTATGGGCTTTCGTACTCCATTGGCGAGCCGTGCGGCGTGACGTACTCGCATGTAATCGACGCTGCGGTGAGGACGTACAAGGAGTTTGGCCGCATCGAGAAGATTCCGCACCCAGTCACCATGGGCGATTACGTGACTGTCACGCTGCGGAAATCTCGCACGCCAGAGCGTGATTCCCGCGAGGAGGAGTGGCTGCGGTTTGCGCAGTTGGTCGACCGCCGCTGCGTGGTGGTTCGCGATTACGAAGAGAAACCGCTACCCCTCGAGGACCGCTGGCGCCTGTACGCAGGCGCGTACATGAATCTTTTCGTGAACAACGGGCCGGCCATCCTCGGGATCCTCTCGGAGGTGCCGTACCTCGTCATGCGGTACATCGGCGACGACAAGTGCCTCGCCGCGTCTCCGAAAGCCATGGCCGAGGCTGGCATCACCGAAGGATTCCAGTACCCCTGGCGCAACGACCGCCAGCGCCTCTCGTATCGCCTGGACACGTGCGAGAACATCGGCGAGGAGTACGCCCGCATGCCGCATCTCGAGCAAAGGCTTGCCGCATGAGATTCATCTATACGGGCGGCAAGTACACGCAGTTCATGGGCCGCGTGTTCGCCTTCGGCAAGTCGGTCGAGGTAACGGACAGGGCCACCATCGAGGCCCTGCGGAAGCGCGCCGACTTCCAAGAGGTCGCGGAGACGCCAGTTCCAGTAGCTACTGAGCCGCGCAGGCCGACGCTTACCGTGCGGAGGCGCAAATGAGCACGACGTTCACCCGCACCCGTAAGCAACTCGCAGACATGGTGCTGCGCAAGCTGGGCGTGCTCGCTGCGGGCGGCGCCGAGGTGAGCGCGGACACTGAGCTCGTCTACGAAGCGATCGACCTTCGCCTGAAGGAGATGCATCGTCTGGGCATCTTCTGGCGGAAGGTCGATAAGGTGCCGGTTTCTTTCTCCCTTAGCGCCGGCACGACCTCCGCGCACGTCGGGCAGACGGACGTTCTGTTTCCGATCCAGATGACGGTGAAGGACGGATCCGAGGACGAGCCGGTCGAGATCATCGGTGTGCGCGAGTACGCGGCAATCGAGAACAAGAGCGAGAGCGGGCTTCCGACGAAGGCGCTTTGGAAGGGTAGCGATGAGTTTCTCTTCCATCCCGTGCCCACGACCGCCACGACGGCGAAGGTCGTCTACGAGCGCATCGCCGACGACACGTCGGCCGGCGCCGCCCCTGACGTCGACGTGCCGATGATGCGCTGGCTGAAGGACATCGTCGCCTATGACATTGGAGACGACTTCGGTCAGGACGAGGCGCGCATGGCGCGCTTCCAGCGTGAGGCAGCGATTGCCGAGCGGAACATCCGGAAGCTGTCCGTCGAGCGCAAGGACTACGCCGCGGTGGCCGTGGACGACTGGGGCGACGGGAGGGGCGAGTCTGACTATGGGCGATAACGCGCTCCTCGGCGTGCTGCAGTCGCTACCGCCGCAGACCTACTCGGCGCTGCTGCTGTCGCTATTCGGGAACCAGATGCCAGGGCTGCCGGAGCGTGACGCGAAAGGCATCTGGTGGAACCGCATTCCTGAGTTCGTCGTGCCAAAGGAAATGCGGATCTACGAGCAGGTTGACGACCTGCCGAAGGCGTACCAGGAGATGCACGGCCGCCCAGCGCCTCGAGGGCTGAATGGCTTCGTTGGTTGGTACATGGATGAGTCTGGGCCGCTGGCAACGATCGTGACGGGAAAAAATCCGTCGCCGGAGCTCCTGAAGCACGAGGAACGCCACGCGGACGGTTGGATGCACCCCTCACAGCAGATGTTGAGAAATCTCCTGGTGAATCGGTGAGTCAGCAAAATAAACCCAACGTAGTCCTTCCTCTGGCTATTAGCTACAACCAGAGAAACAACGCTGGATACTCAGCGGCGACCTCTGGGTTTGACCAGCGCAAGGTCAATTGCATGTACGAGCTTGCCACCAATGCTCTCACCGGCAAGCAAACGCTTCATTTGGTGAAGAGGCCCGGCCCAGACACCAATTCCACCGACTACTCTTCCTCTGGTGCTGTCGGCTACTTGGTGGCGCAAGGGCCTTTCAACGCCACTCCCGAAACGACGCCTTGGCTTTTCTGGAAGTCCAGCGGCAATGTTATCCAAGCCAACAGCAACGCCATAGTCACGGCGGCGGCATTCATCCCGGCTTATGTAGACGCTACCTACATAAGCGGAACGTCCACGGTGATTCTTCAGATCAGGGACGACCACCTGACGGCGCAGCGGGTGTTTTACGCATCAGCCATCAATTCATGGACTGAAATTACCGACTCTAATTTCACCAGCCTGATTCATCGCGGGAAGATGGAGCATCTTGATGGATGGGCCTTCATTCTTACGAGCACGAATGACATTTATAACTCGGCCATCAATAGCGTCTCGTCTTGGCCTGCGGCGAACAAGATAAAGAAGCAGATTCAGCAGGACGTGGCTTCTGGGCTGGCCAAGTTCAAAAACCAGATACTTGCTTTTGGGAACGAATCGGTAGAGGTGTTCGTGAACGCCGGTAACGCTACCGGATCGCCTCTTAGGTCAATTCCTGAACTCCAGGCGAGGGTCGGATTGGGTGCGCCGGCTGCGATGTGGGACAACTCACTGCAAGGCCATACGCACTATTACTGCACGGTCGGCAACAAGATGTATTTCCTTGGGCGCAGGGTTCCATCCGCGTTTGTCAACGCGCAGGGCGTGAACAGCAATGAGCTGTGGTCGTATGACGGCCAGAGGTTTGAGAAGGTCAGCAACGACTACGCTGACAAGCTTTTGATGAACACCAACGATGTTGTAGGGCCGTACTCGGTTAATGCCTTCAAGGTCAACGGCAAAGTCGCCGTGGCTATTCAGATGACTACTCCAGCTACTACCGCTCAAAGGTGGTTGATGTACTTCCCGGAGTGGAATGACTGGTTTGAGTGGGAAAGCTCGCACATGGGGCCGGTGAACTGCGGGGACTGGTTCCTAAAGGGCGGTTCGGGTGTTGCAAGAGCCACGGCGTTCAAGACGACGCCTAATACTTGGGCGGACAACGGCAACAACTTCACGATGACCGTCCAATTCCGTATGCCAGGAGAGGATGGATCTCGGTACTTCATGTCGTCTTACGGAGTGGTGGGGGATACCGACAGCACGACCAAC